TAGAACAATATCCGAAAGTTTGTGTTGTTGCTGGAGACGAAACGCGACAATATCAACCCGGCGGATTTAAATGGAGATTTTTATTAATTTCTGTTCGTGCATACATTTCCAATGAGGAAGATGCACAAGAAACATTGGCACTTTTAATCGAAGATTTAGAAAGAATTATTGATGAAAGTGACAGCTTAGTGTATGATGACTCGGTGGATCCTAATTTACAGACTACATCAATGACGATACAAAGTATCACAACTGATGAAGGAGTAATCGCCCCTTTAGGCATAGGAGAAATCACAGTCGAAGTACGATATTAGGAAACGATAATGCTGATTAAAATCATGCAGAGTCCTTTCCATAGAAGTAAATAGGAGAAAGCAATGGCTTTAAATCTATCAAGAAATACCAAAGTATTTGTGAGTTCCGTAAACGGAGTTCATGCTTCAGGAGGATCAGTTGTTACTCTTGATAACTTCACAGCTGGAAGTGGATATGCCGTAGGCGATGTTTTAGATATGGCAAATGGTTCTGGTTCTGGCTTACAAGTTATTGTAGCAGCTATTACAGGAGGTGGCTCTACTGGGCCAATATCCGAAGTATTTATACCAAATAACTACAGAGGAACTGGGTATGCAACAACTGATACTGGTTTAGCAGCTTCAGCTGTTACAGGATCCGGAACAGGATTTGAATGTGATGTTTTAGATGTTACAGCAACTACTGCAGATGGCACAAGAACTGGTACTGGTCTCTTTAAAGGAAATGAAAAAGACGCAAATACTTTTAGAATTGGTGTATTAGATGGTTATAGTTTTTCTCAAGCTAATGAAACAACTGATGTAACTATATCAGAAGCTGGTGCAGCACCTGCTAGGGGATCAAAAAGATTCAATGACTCTTTATCACCAGCAGAATGGTCTTTTCAAACTTATGCAAGACCTTTTGAGCATGGAGCAGCTAGTTACAGAGCATCAGGAACTCATGATTTTGCCGAAAACATTTTATGGGCGGCACTATCAGGGCAAGCAATACCTACATCAGGAGGCCCTTCAGATAATAGCGGAGATACAACAAATTCTGGTATTAACTTTAACACAAATGATGTGGAAGTTGACTTCGAGAGTTCAGACTCTCATGAGCTTTTAAAACTAAACATTTTCTTTGCACTAGAAAATACAACATATAGACTAAACGAATGTCAGGTTAACCAAGTAGAGATTGATTTCGCTATTGATGGGATTGCAACTTTAAGTTGGTCAGGTAATGCTACAAGTATTGACCAAGTTGACTCAGCTATTGAAGACCCTTCAAAAGCACTAAATTGTAATACAAGTGGAGCTAACGGTTCTACTAGTGTTTCTACTTATGTTGAAAAATATAATTATGTTGACGTAACAGGATCTTCAGATGCTGATTACTTAAGAAACAAGTTATCTACTCTAACTTTGTCTAATGCAGCACAAGGTGGAGGCGCTTCAGCAGGGGGCTTAGATGCAGTGTCTACTTATGACATTGCTATTACTGGTGGTAATATTACTATTGCTAATAATATTACATACTTAACACCAGAAACTCTTGGTATTGTGGATCAACCGATTGGTTCATTTACAGGAACAAGAATGGTATCAGGTTCTTTAACTTGTTACTTGGATAATAAGACAAGCCCGAACCCAGGTTCTAATAGTCTATTAAAAGCTTTACAAGGAGCTACAAACCTTGTTACCAACTCATTTGACATGAGTTTATTTATGGGTGGAGATAGCACTTCATTTGCTAGTAGAACAACACCTGTAATTGAATTCGATATTGGGGCAGCCCATTTATCAATTCCAACCATTGAGACAGCTGACATTATTTCAACTAACATTGAATTTATGGCACTCGGTACTAGCTTAACAGACCAAGACGAGATACTTGTCAAAGGTCATGGAGTAACTGTTCATTCCGAAACAGGATACGACGATACTTCAAGTAACGCAGTATAACAATGGCGGAGTATAACTTTCTAAGAGAAAGCGAACTCCATATACATTATGGGAGTAATCGATACAATGTAAAGATTACTCCCGCTTTTTCTTTTGACCAAACATTTGC